ACCTGCGGCGATGGGGAAGAGCGTGCAGAAGTCTACGGTTGTGCCGCAGACAGAAATCAGGCCAAGATCGTGTACGACGTGGCCGTTGATATGGTGCGGCTCTGCCCGGCCCTCGACAAGCGAGTGAAGATCTTAGAGTCCCAGAAGAAGCTGATCTACCTTCCGACGAACAGTACCTATCAGGTGCTCTCCGCGGATGTGGCAAACAAGCATGGCTTCAATACTTCCGGCGTGATCTTTGATGAGCTCCACACCCAGCCGAACCGGAAGTTATACGATGTCATGACGAAGGGGTCTGGCGATGCCAGAACCCAGCCGCTTTACTTCCTCATTACGACTGCCGGAACGGATACGAACAGCATCTGCTACGAAGTCCACCAGAAGGCACTTGATATCATTGAGGGCAGGAAGATCGACCCGACCTTCTACCCGGTGATCTACGGAGCAGAGGAATCCGATGACTGGACGGATCCGGAAGTTTGGAAGAAAGCGAACCCATCCCTTGGCATCACTGTAGGCATTGATAAAGTCGAAGCTGCCTGCAACTCCGCGAAGCAAAACCCCGGTGAGGAAAATGCCTTCCGGCAGCTAAGGCTGAACCAATGGGTAAAGCAGGCCGTCCGCTGGATGCCGATGGACAAATGGGACGCCTGTGCCTTTCCCGTGGATCCGGATGAGCTGGAGGGCCGTGTCTGCTATGGCGGTCTCGACCTTTCGTCCACAACGGATATCACAGCCTTTGTCCTCGTCTTCCCGCCAAGGGATGAGACGGATAAATATGTGGTTCTCCCCTACTTCTGGATTCCGGAGGACAACGTTGATCTTCGTGTGAGGCGTGATCACGTTCCTTACGACCTCTGGGAGAAGGAAGGCTATCTCGAAACGACCGAAGGCAATGTCATTCATTACGGATTTATCGAGAAGTTCATCGAGAATCTCGGGAACCGGTTCAATATCCGTGAGATCGCCTTTGACCGCTGGGGAGCTGTCCAGATGGTACAGAACCTCGAGGGCATGGGCTTTACCGTTGTTCCTTTCGGCCAGGGATTTAAAGATATGTCTCCGCCTACCAAGGAGCTCATGAATCTGGTCCTTGAGAAGCGGATCGCCCACGGCGGGCATCCGGTACTCCGCTGGATGATGGATAACATCTTCATCCGTCGTGATCCGGCAGGAAACATCAAGGCTGACAAGGAAAAGTCCACAGAGAAGATCGATGGCGCGGTCGCTATGATCATGGGCCTCGACCGGGCAATCCGGTGCGGCAACGACAGCGGCGAATCCGTCTACGACGACCGCGGCATCTTATTTATCTGATAATCCTTACAAGTGGTAAAATAAAAAATCATAAATTACCACATGAGGAGGGATAATCATGGCAACCGTATCAACAGGCATTGTTGGTGATGCAAATTTAATGAATCTGAAGGAAATACCTGTAGGTAATATCCGCCCGGAAGTAAATATGTTCCTTACTCCCGGCGAGGAAATCATACAGGCATTTCAAACAGTACGTGATCAAGTAATTTTCACCAGCAAACGTGTACTTGCTGTAAATGTACAGGGGCTTACAGGTAAGAAAGTTTCTTATTTTTCCTATCCATATTCTAAAGTACAGTATTTTGGAGTAGAGACCGCCGGTGTTCTTGATATTGATAGCGAGCTGATTCTAGCATTCAGCAATGGGGCAAAGCTTCAGTTTGATTTCAAGTCACAGGTAAATATTAAAGCAATCTGTGCAACGATTTCTCAGTACGTTTTATAAGATCTCGTACAGCTAGAAAGATTTCAGTAAAACAAGCATCTGTCATTGATAAAAAATATGGCAGGTGCTTTTCTTATGCCATTTTGCAGGAGGTATGAATGAGCATCTTTTCAAAACTGTTCAAATCCAGAGATAAGCCGAAGGACTCCACGAACGGGTCCGGCTACCGCTACTACTTCGGCGGCACGACTTCCGGCAATACCGTAACGGAACGATCTGCCATGCAGATCTCAGCGGTCTATGCCTGCGTCCGTGTTCTCTCGGAGGCCATCGCAAGCCTGCCGCTTCACCTCTATGAATACACCGAGGAAGGCAGCAAGGTGAAAGCTGTGAATCATCCGCTTTACCGGCTTTTGCATGATGAGCCGAATCCGGAAATGACATCGTATATATTCCGGGAAACTTTGATGACGCATCTGCTCCTATGGGGCAACGCTTACGCACAGATCATAAGGAACGGACGCGGTGAAGTTGTAGGGCTGTATCCTCTGATGGCAAACCGGATGCGTGTGGACCGTGATGAGAACGGCCACATCTACTATGAGTACCAGATGAATACCTCGGATGCTCCCACGATGAAAACCGGAACGGTCCGGCTCTCCCCGGAGGAAGTGCTGCATGTTCCCGGTCTTGGCTTTGACGGCCTTGTCGGTTACTCCCCTATCGCGATGGCGAAGAACTCCATCGGCATGGCAATGGCAACCGAAGAATACGGCGCGTCCTTCTTTAAGAACGGCGCGAATCCGTCCGGCGTGCTTTCCATGCCCGGGACGGTAAAGGATCCGGAGAAGATCCGCTCCTCTTGGGAAGCGGGCTTCGGAGGAAGCCACAAGGCCAACAAGGTGGCGATCTTAGAGGAGGGCATGACTTATACCCCGATCTCCATCTCGCCCGAACAGGCGCAGTTTCTGGAGACTCGGAAATTCCAGCTGGATGAGATCGCAAGGATCTTCCGGATTCCACCCCACCTCATCGGTGATCTGGAGCATGCAACCTTCTCAAACATTGAGGAGCAGTCACTGGAATTTGTCACTTATACGCTGGAGCCGTGGCTCGTCCGCTGGGAACAGTCGATGCAGCGCTCTCTCCTGCTTCCGCAGGAAAAGGAAAACTACTTCATCCGCTTCAACGTGGACGGCCTGCTTCGAGGAGATTACGGCAGCCGGATGAGCGGCTACGCCACCGGCATTCAGAACGGCATCTACTCCATCAATGATGTGAGAGAGCTTGAAAACATGGACCTGCTTTCTGATGAGGAAGGCGGCAACCTTCACGTCCTGAACGGAAATGTCGTAAAACTCGCTGACGCAGGATCCGCGTATGAGAAGAATACAGAATCAGAAAATAAGGAGGACTCAGATGAATCCACAGAAGAAGTTCTGGAAATGGGTAAGAAACAAAACGCCCGTACCGGAAAATCCAAACGAAACAACTGAATCAAGAACCTTGTTCTTAAACGGAACAATCGCGGAAGAGTCGTGGTTTGACGATGACGTCACCCCGGCTCTTTTTCGTTCCGATCTTCTGAACGGAACCGGCGACATCACGGTCTGGGTAAACAGCCCCGGAGGAGACTGCTTTGCAGCAGCTCAGATCTACAACATGCTCCGTGATTATAAGGGAAAGGTCACGGTCAAGGTGGACGGCCTTGCCGCATCGGCGGCCTCCGTCATTGCGATGGCAGGCGATGAAGTTCTCGTCTCTCCCGTCTCGATGATCATGATCCATAACCCGAGCACTGTTGCAATGGGCGATTCCGCGGAAATGCAGAAAGCCATCGACATGCTTTCCGAGGTGAAAGATTCCATCATCAACGCCTATCAGGCAAAGACCGGTCTTTCGAGAAACAAGCTCTCGAAGCTCATGGATGATGAGACCTGGATGGATGCCGGAAAGGCAGTCGAGCTTCATTTCGCAGACGGCATGATCGAGCGCGACGAACTCTACAATGCCAAAACGGTACCCGATCCGGAGCCCGAGGAAGAAGAGACATCCGAGGGCGATGAAAAACCGGACGAGGAACCAAAACAGAATGAGGAGAAGCCTTCCGGCATGCTTTTCTCACGCTATCAGGTTGCGGCAGCGATCAATAAAAAGCTCTGCGACTACGCAAGGAACCACCCTGCCGCTCCAAAGGCTCAGGATACTACTCACTTACACAGGATCGATGATCTCGAAAAGAGACTTGATCTCATGAAACAGTTCATTTAAGGAGGATAACATCATGACAGTACAGGAACTTATGAACAAGAGAGCAAAGGCATGGGAAGCTGCAAAGGCCTTCCTCGACTCTCACAGAAACACCGACGGACTTCTCTCTGCGGAAGACGGCGAGACCTATGACCGTATGGAAAAGGAAATCACCGACTATACCAGGGAGATCGACCGTCTGAACCGGCAGGCGGCAATCGATGAGCAGATGGGTAAGCCGACCGCTTCTCCCCTCACCGGAAAGCCGGGAGCCGGTGTGAAGGATGATCCGGAAAGAAAAGGCCGTGCATCCCACGCATACGCCAAGGCGATGATTGCAGCGATGCGCACCGGATTCCATCAGGTCTCCGATGTTTTGGAAGAAGGCAATGACGCGAACGGCGGCTACCTTGTTCCGGAGGAATGGGACTCCCGCCTCATCGACAAGCTGGATGAGGAGAACATCTTCCGTAACATCGCTACCACCATCACCACTTCTGGCGAGCATAAGATCAACATCGCAGCCACCAAGCCTGCGGCGGCGTGGATTGAGGAAGGTCAGGAGCTCACTTTCGGTGATGCTACCTTCGATCAGGTGATTCTCGATGCCCATAAGCTGCATGTAGCAATCAAGGTCACCGAGGAGCTGCTTTACGACAACGCCTTCAATCTTGAAAACTACATCATTGATACCTTCGGAAAGGCCATCGGCAATGCCGAGGAGGATGCTTTCCTGAATGGGGACGGCAAGGGCAAGCCGACTGGCATCTTCGCTGAGACTGGCGGTGGCCAGACCGGTGTTACCATCTCCGGCACGAAGATTGCCGCCGATGATGTGATCTCCCTCATCTATTCTCTCAAGCGTCCGTACCGGAAGAATGCGCTGTTCATTCTGAACGACTCCACTCTCGCGGTCCTTCGGAAGCTCAAGGATGCGAACGGCGCGTACATCTGGCAGCCTTCCTACACTGCCGGTGAGCCGGATCGTCTCTTGGGATACTCCGTTCTGACCTCCGCCTATGCTCCGGCTCTGGAAGCAGGAAAACCTGCCATCGCATTCGGTGACTTCTCCTACTACAACATCGGTGACCGCGGCACTCGTTCCGTTCAGGAGCTGAGAGAGCTCTTTGCCGGGAATGGCATGATCGGCTACGTTGCCAAGGAGCGTGTCGACGGCAAGCTCGTCCTGCCGGAGGCTGTGCAGCTCCTGAAGGCAGGAGCATCCGCCTGACGGATTTCTTCACTAACTGGTAACAGGACCGGGGTCAATCGCTCCGGTCCTTTATCTTATGGAGGTGCTTATGGTAAAGCTCGAGGACGCCAGAAAATATCTCCGGATCGACTATACGGATGAGGACGATCTCATACAAAGCGAGCTCTCCGCCGCGGAAAGTCTGGTAGCTGATGTGCTGAGGAAGGACTCGCTCGACGACAGTGACAGCCCTCTCGTCATGGCTGCTGTTCTCTACGCCCTCGCCTACTTGAACGAGCACCGGGAGGAAGCGGACCATCACGCATTGATTCTTACCCTCCGTGCCATTTTGTTTGGAGAAAGGAGTCCCGGATTCTGATGAATATCGCTGGCATGAACATTCGCATTACGATTCAGAAAAATGAAATCGTGAAGGACAAGTACGGAAACCACACCAATGCGTGGACGGACTTTTTCACCTGCTGGGCAACGCCAGTTCAAAGCGGCGGCTCAGAGAAACAGGAAGCCGGAACCACGAACAGTACGGAGGCACTTGATTTCACGGTCCGGTATGCGGAATGCCTCGAAGGGCTCGACTCCACGAAGCTCAGGATCCGACACGGCGATGATCTCTACAACGTGACGGCGATAGACCCGATGGGATTCCATCACCGAAGTCTGAAATTCCGATGTGAGAAGGTGAAGCGATGAAGATAAAAGCAGACGATCTTGCTGCAACGGTTGAAAAAACACTCTCCGACTACGTGGATGACGTGAACGATGTCGTGAAGCAGGAAATCAAGGACGCCGGGAAGGAAGCCGCGAAGGAGCTGAAGGAGAAGTCACCCAAGCGTACCGGCAAGTACGCCAAGGGCTGGCGGTCCACAGTGCAGAAAGAGACGGCAGTCGGTGTCGAGGTGGTGGTCCATAACAAGATCTATGGACTGACTCATCTCCTCGAGAAAGGCCATGCCAAGCGTGGTGGTGGCCGGGTCGAGGGCATTCCGCACATTGCCCCGGTCGAAGAAGATATCACAGGCAAGCTGTCCGACGAGATTGAGAAGGAGCTGAAATGATGGACGAGATCATCAACATTCTGGAGGAACTGGGACTCCCCTTTGCCTACGATCACTTTGCGGAGGGAGAAGGACCCGCCCCTCCCTTTCTCTGCTATCGGTGTCCGAACAGCAATAACTTCGCTGCGGACGGGACGGTGTTTTTCCCGATCACGGAAATCGACATCGAGCTCTACACGGATAAGAAAGATCCGGATATAGAGAAGAAACTGGAAGATCTGCTCGTGAAGAACGACGTCTTCTTTGATAAGACAGAGACCTGGATAGACTCCGAGAAGCTCTACGAGGTCCTGTATTCATTTGAACAGGAGGCCTGAAATGGCAAGTAAAAAGAACAAGGTCAAGTACAACCTGAAGAACGTGCACTACGCCATTGCGACGATTGCGGAGGATGGCACGGCCACCTTTGCGGATCCGGTGGCGTGGCCGGGAGCGGTATCTCTTTCGCTCGATGCACAGGGTGATCAGACGATCTTCTGGGCCGACGGCGTGCAGTACTTTGTCACCAATGCAAACAGCGGCTATAACGGTGACTTCGAGTCGGCAATGGTACCGGAAGACTTCCGTGAGAACGTGCTCGGTGAAATCAAGGATGGGAACGGAGTACTGATCGAAGATGCCGACGCCCAGCCGATTCATTTTGCGCTGCTCTTTGAGTTTGACGGCGATGTGAATGAGATCCGTCACGTCATGTATAACTGCACGGCATCGAGACCTTCCGTGGCATCAAGCACCAAGGAGGATTCCATCGAGGTGCAGACCGAGAGCCTGACAATCAACGCAACTTCGATCAAGGATGCGACGCTTGGCAAGAACATCGTCAAGGCCCGCTCCGGTGCGGATACCACAGATGCGACCTACCAGAACTGGTACAGCAAGGTCTACACCCCTGCTGCCATCTCTGCCACATCTTCCGGCAGCTCTTCTACTTCTGCTTCCACAACTTCAAGTACCAGCAAGTGATAAGGAGGAAACGACATGTATCAGGAGATTTCGCTCCGGCTCAATGACGGGTCGGAGCAGAAGTTCCCGTTTCTCGCAACGGGGACCACAGCATACCGCTACAAGCAGGTGTTCCATCAGGATCTCATGATCCTCTTAAACAAGATGGAGAACAGCGAGGACGATCAGACCGATATGACGGTCGGTGACAAGCTGGCATTCATCATGAACGCACAAGCCGAGAAGCGGGACATGAACCATCTGAATGTGGATGCCTTCCTTGACTGGGCAGATCAGTTTGATGGCGCAGAACTCTTCCTGCACATGCAGGATTTCGTCACGCTCTACCTTGGATCGCGGAGGACCACATCAAAACCAAAAAAAGAAGCCGCCCGACAGAACGTGAAGTAAATACTGCCGTGTTCTTGCTTCGGGCAAAGCAGCTGGGTTTCTCTCTTGAGGAACTCGACCAGATGGAAGAAGGCCAGATTATGGACTGCATCATAGAATCCGGTAATGACTTATGCCAGGATGATTATTGTGAAGTAGCAACTCAGGCTGATTTTGACCAGTGGTAAATGTATTTTACCTGTGTTTTTATACCACTTACCGTATTTTATGGGACAGGAATCCGGTTATCCATTAGACTGTAATCAACAAGGAAAGCAGAACTAACGGAAGGAGCAGTTGATGGAGGTTGAAATAAAAATACAGGATTGTCCCAAGCCGCACGTGGTTATTTATACGCACGAAATAACGGAGGAAGTCAAAAGGGTTGCAGATTATGCCCGCGAAAACTCTGATACGTTGATCGGTACTTCAGATAACAAAAGTTATGTGCTGGGTATTGGAGACATTATAAAAGCCGCGGTTGAGAATGACCGGACTTTTCTGTACACACGAAACAAGAGATATGCGTGCGGAAAGCGTCTTTATGAAGTCAAGCAGATACTTGGTAGGACGTTCGTGCAGATATCAAAGTCAGTCATTGTGAAAATATCCGAATGTGAAAGCGTGGAAACAGATTTTGGAGGCATACTGCTTCTGCATCTTAAAAGTGGAGGCAAGGAATATGTTTCAAGGCATTACGTATCGGAGTTTAAAAAGAGCATAGGAATGTGAACGGAGGTGCACCATGGTCAAAAAGGTATTGAAGAGTAGCTTTATCGGAACTGGAGCGGCAGTCATTATCAGCAGCATTGTGATGATGATTATTGACATTGCAAATGGCGGAAGTCTGGATTTTCAAAACTATCAATACACAAAGATGTTTTTTGGGGATTTGATTGTAGGACTTGGTTTTGGTATTCCTTCGCTGATCTATGAAAACGAGAATATTCCCTATCCGATTCAGATTGTCTTCCATATGGGAATCGGATGTGCGGTAATGCTGGTTGTTGCTTTTTCAGTCGGATGGATTCCGTCAGGTGGCGGGGCCCCTGTGATTATTCTGTCGGTAGCCGGAGAAATTGCCGTTGCATTTCTGATACGGAAGGTTATCTTATTGCATTATAAAAAAGAAGCGGAACAGATAAATCGTAAACTTAAAGCGAAACACGAATAAGTTTATTTTGGGATCAAGAATATAAAAGGACATCGGCAGAGAGATCTGTCGGTGTTTTCTTTTTGCCGTTTTTCAGGGAGGTGAAGAGCTATGGCAGACCGCATCAAAGGAATCACAATCGAGCTGGATGGTGATACGACCAAGCTCTCCAATGCCCTAAAGGGTGTGAACAAGGAGATCCGGGACACCCAGAGTAATCTGAAGGACGTGAATAAACTCCTGAAGATGGATCCGGGCAATGCGGATCTTCTGGCACAGAAGCAGAAGTACCTCACCGACGCGATCGACGCGACCAAGAAGAAACTCGCCGAGGAGAAGGAAGCCCTCGCACAACTGAAGGCCGGCCCTCAGACCGAGGAGACGCAGAAACAGCAGGAAGCACTGACCCGGGAGATCGAGGCGACAGAGCAGTCGCTGGAAGGACTCGAGGACGAATATAAGAAGTTCGGCTCCGTTGCCAGCCAGCAGCTTCAGGTCGCCGGTGACAAGATGAAAGAGGTCGGCGGCAAGATCAGCGATGTCGGCGAAGGCCTTACCAAGGGCATCACGGTTCCAGTCGCTGCGGTTGGTGCCGCTTCGGTCGCTGCGTGGAAGGAAGTCGATGAGGCTCTCGATACCGTCACCGAGAAAACCGGTGCAAGCGGTGCCGCGCTCGAAGACATGCAGAAGCGTGCCAAGTCCATTGCGGAGACCATTCCGACGGATTTCCAGACTGCAGGCGATGCCATCGGCGAAGTGAACACGAGATTCGGTCTTACCGGGGATGCACTGGAGGACCTCTCCACGAAGTTCGTGGAGTTTGCCACTATAAACAGCACCGATGTATCTACGTCGGTTGATAACGTGTCTTCAGTCCTCAATGCATTCGGTCAGTCGTCGGATGATGCCGGGAACCTCCTCGATGCCCTGAATCAGGTTGGGCAGGCAACCGGTGTTTCGATGGATACACTCTCGCAGGATCTTGCCAAGAACGCGGCACAGTTCCAGTCGATGGGGCTTACTGCAGAGCAGGCGGCTGGCTTTATGGGAGCTGTCGAGATGTCAGGCCTTGATACCTCGACCATGCTCACTGGTCTTACCAAGGCGCAGAAGGTCGCCACAAAGAACGGCCAGTCCCTCAGTGACGCGCTCAAGGACTTCTCGAAGACGATGGGCAGCAATGCCTCGGATACCGAGAAGCTGCAGGCGGCTTATGACCTGTTCGGCTCCCGTGCCGGTGGCGCAATCTACAACGCGGTACAGAGCGGGAAGCTCTCGCTCAGCGACCTCTCTACCACGCTCGGGGATTACGCGGGGTCGGTGGAGAACACCTTCAATGAAACACTGGATCCGCTCGACCAGATGACGGTTGTGATGAACAACCTGAAGGACCTCGGAGCTGAAATCGTGGATGCGTCTGCACCGATGATCACCGAGGCCATGACGCAGATCAAGGATGTGGTGACGGCGCTGAAAGATGCGTGGGACGGGCTGTCTCCCGGCATACAGGAAGCTATCGTTAAAGCAGCTCTCATTGCAGCTGCCGTAGGGCCGGTTGTCGTCGGTGTCGGCAAGGTGGTCACGGCAGTTGGCGGTATCACCTCGACCCTCGGCACGTTTGTCGGGTTCCTGTCCGGAACGGTAGGACCTGCCATCGCGGCTGTATCCGTTCCAATCCTTCCGATCATCGGGATCATCGCGGCTGTGGTGGCTGCTGTGATTGCGGTCATCGAGATCGTAAAGCACTGGGGAGAAATCTCTGAGTGGTTCGGTGGTGTATGGTCTACGGTCTGCTCTGGTGTACAAAGTATCGGTGCAGGACTCGGGGACTTCTTTTCCGGACTATGGAGCGGCATTCAGTCTGTGACAGAGACTGTCTGGAACGGTATCAGCAGCTTCTTCTCCGGACTGTGGAGCGGAATCAGCACGACGGCAACGACGGTCTTCACCGGCATTTCTGATTTCCTTGGGAATACCTGGACCACAATAAGCTCTACCGCATCGACCGCATGGAGCGGCATTACCACAACGCTCTCCGGTGCATGGGATGGCATCAAGACAACCGCTGGCACTGCTTTTGATACCGTAAAGACTACCATCAGTACGGCATGGGACACGGTCAGGACCAACACCGGCACCGCGTGGGACGCGATTCAGGCATCGGTGGATGAGCACGGCGGCGGCATCAAGGGCGTGATTGGAACTGCGGTCGATGCCTATAAGTCAATCTGGGAGACTGGATTCTCAAAGATCAATGAACTTACAGGTGGGAAGCTCGGCGATGCCCTGTCTTCTGCACAGGGGAAGCTCGGCGAGATTAAGGGAGCGTTCTCCTCGATGATTGATAACGCCAAGAGCATCGTGAGCGGAGGCCTCGACAAGATTTCCTCTTTCTTCTCCGGATGTCATCTGGAACTTCCGAAGATCAAACTCCCGCACTTCTCCATCAGCGGCAAGCTATCCATCGACCCGCCATCGGTTCCGCACCTGTCCGTGGACTGGTACCGAAAGGCCATGGATGATGCCTACATCCTGAACAGCCCGACGATCTTTGGTGCTGCGGGAGGGAGACTCCTTGGCGGTGGCGAGGCAGGTCAGGAAGCTGTGGTCGGCACGGACAAGCTGGCGGAGATTGTACAGGGTGCACTCGCAGGAGTCAGCGGTGGCGACATCATTATCCCGGTCTACATCGGACAGGAACGAATTGATGAGATCGTTGTCCGCGCCACCCAGCGGAGCAACTACCGGTCAGGAGGGCGATGATGTTAAGCGATTATCCAATCTACTTTGACGAGACAAAGCTCTTCACACCGGAAAGCTGGGAAGAGAGCTATTCCGTCGTCGAGAGTACCAACCAGACAGAAGCAGGAACGGATCAGGTGATTGTCACAAGATATGACAAGCTGTCCGTCTCTGCTTCTTTTCAGTGTTCTAGCCGCTGGGCAGCGACCTTTGCCGCGTTTCGGGACAGGGACAGTATTGCCGTGAAGCTCTATGACCTGAAGACACAGGATTATAAGACCCGTACGATGCGGATCCGGAACTTCAAGACCGGCCCGGAGAAGAACTCGGAAAAGACGAAGGGAACGAACGGGCTCTACACGGTGAGCTTTGATCTGGAAGAGTTCTGAGAAAGGAGGCGCTTCATGTACGCCGTAAGTGATGCATATAAGACCGCCATGAAGCAGCCGGTCCAGCGATTCCGTATGACGGGAAAAGTCGGGAGAGTGTCATTTACAGACGACAACATCCTCTCCGGCTCTTTCTCCATCACAAACCAGTGCTCGGATGACTCTTCCGTCCAGATCGGGCAGGTCTATATCGGAGAACTGGATGTGACGCTCATGAACATGAGTATTGCCCGCTACAGCTGGAAGGATCAGGAGATTGCGCCGGTTTTCGGAATGCGGCTTGAAAACGGTAACTTTGAGGACGTGCCGCTTGGCATATTTACGATTGATTCCGCGAAGCATACGGCATCCGGTGTGGTGATCAAGGCCTACGATCACATGGCAAAGCTGGATAAGAACTGCTCCGTCACATCCATCAATGGAACAGCTTACAACCTGATGCTGACGGCCTGTACTGCCTGTGGGCTTACCCTCGGCACCACCAGTGAAGAGTTTGCAGCAATGGCAAACGGATCGGATGAGCTTTCCCTTTACAGTGAGACGGACATTGAGACATGGCGGGATTTCGTTTCCTGGGTTGCCGCATCGATTGCCGCAAATGTGTATGCAGGTCGGGATGGAAAGATCTATGTCCGTGCCTACGATCAGACGGTGGTTGACGAGATTGATACAGAGCACCGGTTTACCGGGTGTGAGTTCTCCGATTTCTCTACCAGATACACCGGCCTCTCCGTCGTGAATATCGACGCAAAAACCACATCTTACTATGCCCTTGATGTGGACGATGGCCTTACCTACAACATCGGCTCGGATCCCTTCCTCCAGTATGGCGTGGATGAGAAGAAGGATGCACAGCGGAAGGCAATTCTTACGGCACTTTCGCAAGTTGATTATGTGCCGTTCAAGGCAGAATTGATCGGAAACCCTGCCTACGACCTCATGGATGTATTCCGCTTTACCGATGGGCTTGCCGATAAAGACAAGCTCTTCTGCATGACGAAGTTCACATTCAACTACAACCAGTCCTTTACGATGCAGGGGGTAGGACAGGACCCGGCTCTGGCATCGGCGAAATCCAAGACGGACAAAAACCTGCAAGGCATCCTCTCCTCAAATGAAAATCAGGACTACATCCGCTATTACGATTACCAGAATGCTGCGGATTATGACATCGCGGATGCGGCAAAGGCAAAGATCATCGATGTCCGCTATATCACCGTAAAGAACACCCACATCGACTTCCACGCGGAGATCAAGCTGACACTCGACACGACCGAGACGGAAACCGACGAACTTCTCTCTGATACCGATGTGGTGATGACTGTCACCTACTACCTGAACGGGGAGGAGGTCAAGGACTACGTCCCGGTGGAAACAATGCCGGATGGGACACATCTTCTGCACCTTCTTTTCACCTGGAACAGTACGGCAAACCTCACCGGGAACTTTGAGGTCTGGCTCTCGATGGTCGGTGGCAGCTGTCATATCGCCCGGGGAGACGCAAGGGCATACATGGCAGGACAGGGTCTTGCAGGAAGCGGCGCATGGGATGGCACAATCACGGTTTACGATACGGTTCCGGAGATGAACCTGTTTCCGGTATACCGTAGTTTTGATGCTTCGGTGATTTTTGATCTGCTTTCGCCAGAGACAGCAGGCATTTCCGACATCGTTCCATCGATGTCTCTTACGAATGTACTGCAGCCAATCGCTGGCACCATTGGCGCGGTGAAGTTCCTGCACCGATTTAACACTCTCCGTCCTTCCGATCTGTCCTATGACAGTGAGAAGATCGAGATCAAAGATGGTGAGTGGAGATTGAAAGACGGAGTAACAATCGCCGAGATGACAACGAAAGACCTTACAGTGGAATCTATCTTACAGGTAACTTCCGTCTGTGACAGTAACAATGTAAACTTCCTCGTCTCCTTTGATCATGGAGTAAACTGGCTGGAATATGCCAATGGCTGGATCACGCCGGATACCTCGAAGGCGTCCTACGGAATGTTTGGCCCGGCAATGGCAGTCATCGATTCAGACAAATGGAATGAGATGCTCAAAGGAACCATACAGATGAAGGTCATCATCCACGAGAAAGGACACATCACGGACCTTCAGATCTATACGAAAGAGGTGGAAGAATGATCAAAGGACATACCAAAATCGAGCTTTTCAATGCGAAGACCGGCGAGCGCGAACTCAAATATGAGAAAGACAATCTTGTCACCAATGCGGTACAGGAGCTGATTGCTTTCCAGACCATGATCGGAAGATCGATGAACGGCAATGTCTTCCCTATCGCGAAGAATGCCCTCGGCGGCATCCTGCTTTTTGATGGAAAGCTTACCGAAGATGTGAACAATACGAACTTCCCGACGGAGGCGAAGCTGGTCGGCTATGCTTCCCGGGATACCAATACCGATGATTCGATGCGCGGTTCCCTAAATGCCATTGAGACGCATAAGACCGATAAAGGCTATGTTTCCGTCTGGGACTTCGGTACCGCGCAGGCAAACGGCACCATCCAGTCAGTGGCCCTGACGAGTGCCTATGCCGGGGTGAATCCCTTCCAGAGACAGCTCTGCGGTGACTTTTATTGTGACATGGATACCATCGAAAACAAAGAACATAACGGGAGACCATTTCTCGTAAAGGATGAGTTTGTGTACTGGCTGAACTCGGATGGTGTCACCGTCCAGCGTGGTCGATTTGACCCGTATGCCGTGAAGGTGGCAGACCAGACTTATGGCTCGTTTACTCTTCCGTATGAGACCGTCGCGACGCTGGAGCTTCCCGACTATAAGAATTTCAGCAACATCGGACCTGCAAAATACTGGATGCCCGGTACTGATGGCTACCTCTATCTCATCACGCAAAACAACCGGGTCAGCAGTTATACCTCTTACGGCAATACCTACTACAACTATTATTACGATGAGGGGAATGAAAAGGATGACGCAAAGCTCTACATCACGAAGTATAAGCTTTCTGATCTGTCTTTCGAGAGGCAACCGGAGGAAGTGATTACGCTGGCCGGGGTACATATGGCTTCGCGGACTGATTACTCCATTGTGCTTAACAAAGGTTACCTCTACGCCAAAGCTTATGATGCACATAGTATCTACATCGTGAACCTGTCCAACACAGTTGATATCAAGATCTTTACCTTCGACAACAGCGGAATTTTCGACGGAATGACGCCGATACTCTACAACGGTGGCGTTCAGTACCAGTATAAGTACCAGAAAGACGGAAAC